ATTGCCTTCTATATATAAAGGAATAAAGTATTTATACATATCAGATGTTACTCTATAACCTGTAGTATAAGATAACGCCACATTACTAGACTAATCCACAAAAGTGTTTACCGTTTGTTCAGTTTGTATAAATTCCGTATAATCTTTAGCCTATTCAAATCTAGAACAAAGTTTTTCTTCTTTATATATTTTAAATTTAGCGTATTGTGGAGTCAATGCATTATCTTTTGGGGTATTTACCCAACGTCCTTTTTCTTTAAATTGTACTCCAACCTAAAACTATCCAGTTTGTTGTCCTAATACGAATATATTAAATCCTTTATCATATTTATAAAAACTAGTGGCTGTTCCACTATCTTCAGTCATTTTATCTCCTTGTACGTTTAAAATCATTTCTTCTGGATAATCGAGAGCTTTAATATGAACAATAACATAACCAGAACCACTTATAAGTTTAACATCATAATCTTGTCCAGTTATATTTGGTTCAGTTTTTAAATAATAAAGAACATCTTCTCCAATTTGATTAGAAACAATACTTACTGGAGTACTATTAGATCCTTTTGGATACTCATAAGAAGTCGCCTATAATTCTGAATCTGGAGCAGATAATGCAAATTCTGTAGGAGCTAAAGAAGGTCTAAGATTAAATCTTGTGGCCTATATTCTAGCGGAATTTCCTTCTCGTATATAAATTTCTCCATTTTCTACATAAGCTGCGGGTCCTACGGATATAGTAATATATTCTTTCTACTAGTCTACAACAAGTCCACTACTATTTAATATAAATACTCCACTACCGAACCATGTTGATAAATAAGACGTCTGGATTCCAGTAAGTGCATTTGTATCTGTAAGTACAATATAACCTTTAGCAAAATTTGTAACATTAGGATGAACTGAATAAGATTGAGTATAATCAATATTATTGAATTTTGCAATCCAAGCAAGCTGTTCATAACTTAAACCAGGAATTTGTATATTATCCCAATAAATGTTTTCAATAGATAGACTCCTTTCATTAAACAATCGTGTAAGATATTCATCAAGAGAATTGAAATTTTCTGCTCCATTTTCTTGATTATTCCAATCAGAAGTACCCCATTCAATAATAGAAGCAATCCAATCTCCTACAAATTGTCTAGCACAGAGATTTTTACCTGTAGTACCAGTCATTTTAACTGATAATAATCCTCTAGGAATAGAGACTCCTATTTCATTGTTATTAAGGTTGAATTTAGTATATGTAGCCTACTCCATTTCCTATACTGTATACCATGCTATTACTGGTTCTTCGTTTTCATAAATAACATTACCTTCGGCATCAACAGCATAATCACTATAAGTTTTAGTTACAAATTCTCCAGATGTTGTATGCCAAAATGATAATTGATTAGGGTCCCAAGTAGTACTATTAAATGTAATAGAAGTAAGAGTATCAGGAAGTTCAAGTACTTCAAAATCTGTTCCTATGCAACTATTTAAGGTATTTATTCCTGCGCCCATTGCATAAATCTTTCGTATAGTCTTAGTATTTGCTATAAAATTAAGGCCTGATATACTACCTGTTCCAAGTAAACCTGAGCTAAGTTGTCCCCTAATATTCAATTCTTCGATAGCATTAAGAGAATTTCCTGCAACAATCTAAACTTCTTTATTATTTTCTTGTCCTGTATAAGTATTAGAATCCTATTGATCTACTTTTACTCCAATATTTACTTTAGTTATTACAGGACCTACTTCTGAAGAATAGGCATTAGCAACAGAAAATACCTAAAGACCACTTGCTATATCACTAATATCTATTTCTCTAATAAAGTTAGCACCATACATTTTAAATGGAACTTTAGCACCAGAATTAATAGAAGAAACATCAAAAACTAAAGGATCTTCCGTAGTTGCAGCAAAAGGTCCAAATTTAGTAGCCTCACGTTCAAAACTAAAGTATGTTGTAGATGTAGGAACAACTCTTATATATCCTTGTACATTGTGCATTTCACAACCAATATACATATTTTTTTCCATAAATTCTCCAACACCCCATTTAGCGTCATAGTAGTCCATAGAACTTTTTAGCCACCAGTGGCGGTGTGTTGTACGAGCCCCTTGAAGCCAAGACAACCATCCATCATCATATCCTTCTGTAATATTTCCATTACTGTCTACATTTTGACGGTTTACAACATATTTAAAATTTCCAGTCTCATTATAAATATTTTCACACCAAGCATCCTAATACTATCCATCAAGCATATCAACTACTTTTGAATAAGTAAGACCTTGTTCATACAGAGCATTAGCAACTTTTGGAACAATGGTTTCTATCCAATAATCCCATGCTTCAAGTGCATCAAACAACCAGTTAGATACTATAGTATCTGGTGTTTTATCATTATTGGTATCAATAATAGATCTACCAGAAATAGCTCCTGTAGTAGCGTCCATCATTGTATAACGGTCAATAGGGGGCTCAAATGCAATACCACCAGTATTTCTATTACCTAATGCAATATCCATATCCCAAGGTTCATAATGCCAGTGTTTTCCATCGTATGTTTTTAATTGAACGTTACGTTCCAAAGAGTCCACAAGACCAAATCTTAATACAAAAATATAATAAGCTGCCATTTTATAAAGGTCTAAATGTTGTGCAGCTGTTCTTTCAAATTCTTCTTGATTTTGATAAGTACCAATAATCCAACGAAGCCATTCAGTAAAAGGTTGTACTGTGTCTATAAATTTCTAAGCACTAAATTTTTTATTTTCTTTTTTGCCTTCCGTAATTTCTTCTTTTTCTGGATACACTAACTCAAAGTCTTCTTCCCATCCTATACTAGTATTATCTTCTGAAGTTCCTAAAATAGTATGATCAAATCTCCTTCCACTATTATCAGCATTCCATCCTCTGAAATCAGCAAGAGTACTATTTACTGAAAGACACTCAATACGAAGAACCTTATCATTATCCCAAATTCTAATACCATCATCCTCATTCCAAATAGATTCTCCAGTTTTTGGGTCACTTTTTACACAGAAAGGATCATTAGCATTATTAGTTCCTGACTAAGTATCATCAACTTTATAAATACTTCTTTGTCCATATACATAATCAGATTTTTTATCATCCATAAATACATATTGACCTAAGAAATGGGCAGAAGTGTCTCCCGCATCCTCGTTCTAATAGAACACTAAACAAGGGAATGAGTCAGGAGCGGTTCTTATTGTATAAGGGAATTCTACATTTCCAAAATAATCTTTCCACTATTTACCCTCAACATTCATTCCTCTAAATAATCTTTCTTGTTCTATAGTCATTTCAGTGTCTCCAACTGTTTGTCCATTTTTTATCCAAGTCTAAGCAGAAATCTTTTGATTTGAAGAAAATAGTTGAGGCTAAGTTCTTAATTTATATTCTCCATCAATTTGAGCTTTATACCAAATATCTTGAATAAGTCTTAAGAAACCTCCATTATGAGTACCAGAAGAGTCTGCATAGTTAGCTTGAAGAACAAATTTATTTGCTGGAATAGAATTATTTTTCATCTAATATCTATTCTTAGAGAATGGGAGATCACTAGATGCGCCAATGGTTAAAGAAGGTCTAACTTCATCTACTGAAGACCATGTCCATAATTTATAGGAAGTTAAAGGATAGTTAAGAGTAGACTAACCGTGTTTTCTAATACGACCGTGTGTTACTGTAAAATCTTTTGAATGATCTTTAGCACATATTCTCTATATATCGCATTCACTGTTAGACTATTCTTTTTTAGTATTTCTACTTAATACTTTATTAAGTGGTCCTTTTAAAATAATTACATCAAGTTTATCTTGACATTTTGCAAGATTAATTTCTCCATTTACATAAATGTCATTCCTTTCTACAATGGCAGCTTTATCTTCACTATCATATACAAAATTATTATAAGCATTAAGTATAGTAATAGCTTGAGGATAACACCTTATATTATAAACACGTACTCCAGAATTGCTTCCACCTATTGTAATATTTCCACTATTTGCTTTAAATACTTCTGGTTCATAGTTTATCCATCCAGCAGCTCTTTCACAAATACCATTATTTACAATAAATATTACATTCTAAATCTCTTTACTTACATTTACATTAGTTCTAGGTTCTATAATAAAAGCAAGTTTTACACGCTCGTTTGCTTTATAGTTTGTAGTAATAATTGGTTTCTTTCCTATAAATAACTGTGCTTTATTAGGATATATAATAATATGTGGTTCTTCTTCTAATAAACCTCCTAATCTAATTAGTTCATCATTTGTAGAGGCTACATATTCAGATTCAAATTCTATCTCAATTGTGGCCCCATTTTTTTCTGCATCTATTCCTCCAAAGGGATTATAGTCAATGACAGCTGTAGAAGAAGCTCCAGATAAACGCAAACTATTATTATACCAACCACTAGCTGTATTCCATTTTACATTTGTAAAAGTTGTAGAATAAGATTCATATTCCCAAGATGTAGCATCCGTATTTTCATTAAGTTTACCATAAGCCGATAATTTTAAACCCATTCCACTAGTTTCTCCGATACCTAATTCACTTTCTTTTATATATATAGGTAATTGAATTATATCTTGTTTTCCAACCTTTGCAACTAAATATGTACTTTTTCCAAGAGCCGTACTTTCTATAGGCATATATTGTAATGGACTCGCTGGAACATTTGAAGAACATTCTAATGTAGTAATAAATGTTTCAGTAATATCTTCAGGATCTCCATTATCAACACTCCTCAGATACCAGGAAACATTACTATTCATTCCTCCAATATAACTAATATATCCCCAATTTAAAGTAAACTATTCGTATTGTGTTGCATTAAGTATAAATTCAGTAGGCCCAATAAAATCTATTCTTCCATTAAAATTACATTCTACAGCTATACCATGATACATTGTTTCTGCTCCAGAAGGAAATCCTACTCCAAATATATAATACAAAAGGTTACTATTAAACTAGTTATTATTTAATACCATTTTACCAAGAACCTATACAGTATGTAAGCCAGCTTTAAGATGAGTTACATTTTCAGATCCAGTTTCATGATACTCTACACTAGGATTTAAATTATTTTCATCTGAAGGTTTTATATTAAAAGTACAGTCGCATTGTTCCTATACTTCTTTATTAAATTCTCCTGAACCATAATAATACCTACAGGTTTTAAAACTTAGAGGGCCCTATATATTCCTATCTGCATATAATGAAAATGCAAGTTGTCCAAGATTTTTCTGAACCAATGTATATTTAAAGTCTGTACTAATGTTTAATTTAAGTACATGTACTGTAACAGTCTTTTTTGTTTCAGCACCACTATCAGCTCCTTTAAAAGAAATTTCTACAGTATTTAATCCTGTAGATAAATATTCATATAAATCTTCTTTTATATTTTTATTAGAAGCTGTTTTTGTTGTAGGTAAATGAGTACCATTTTCTATAATATCATATGTAATATACATATTTTCATCTAACTCATTTCCTTTTCCATCAACAACTCTCCAATTATAAGATATTACTGTATTTTCATCGCGAACTCCTTCACGTGCATATAGTATTGTTCCATTTTCTGGAAAAGTAACTTGTATACCATATTCAGAAGGAGCTACAAAGTTTGCAAGTTCTAGGTCTGCATATCTAGTTCTATCAGAATCCCAAATTCTCCATGCATCAATGCTACTGAATATTCTATACAAGTTTTCGGTAGTATCTTTCCAAAAATATATAGGTTCTTTTAAATGATTCTATAAAAGTTCCCTAATTTTTGAACCAGCTACTGGAAGATTATTTGTGTCATTACCCTTGGTTAGACTGTTTTCTCCAGAAACCCAATCTGTAAACTCATTAATTTTTTCTGTATATAAATCCATAATTATTATTCTTTAATCCAAGGTGTATCATCTGTCCATGGGCACTAATCATTCCAATACCCATTATAAAAACACGATAATATTATATCTATTGGAGTAATATCTTTATCCGGCCAAACTTGTACTATATCCCTATTAAGCTGTTTGTAATAAACAGCTATAATAGGAATAGTACCGCTTAATAAAATTTCTCCAATTTGGCGATTATTATAGTAAATCATATATTATTAATTGTTTTGTTGAGTTTTAGCCCAATTAACAAATTGAATTATATCTGAAACAGAACAAGAAGAACCTTTATAGCTAAATTTTATATCTGATGCAGTAAACTTCTTAAATTTAAATACAAGTGTATCATGTACTGTAGCAGTTCCTTCATATCCATTTTCAAGTTCTGCAAGATATAATATATCGCCATTTGTGGCTGCTTCCATTGGATCTTCAATATAAGAAGATTCATTGGTGTCAAAAGATTCTGAAATTTCAGAAAGAGTATAATATTTACCTACTATAAGCCCTTCACTTATGGAACTGTAATTATGTACTACCCCCTCTATAAAATCGGAAGTTGTTAAATTACCATCAACATTTTCCCATGTATCTTTTTGCATAAGAAGATAATAATCAGAAGTAGATATTTCAAGATTTCCCTCATTATCAATCTTTGTGCGAACAGTAGGGCTTCCATTTAAAGCATATGCTGTTTTAATAATTTCTTGAGTTGTACATTGTTCATCACTTGGTGAAATAATATCATAAAAATCATCATTCTATTTAACATATTTTAATGCTCCCGTTGCTGGAAGTCCTTGAATTCCACCTTCATCAAGTATATTTTTTCCAGAAGGTTCTGTTTCTCTAGTGGCCATTTTCCAAAGACCATCTTTATTAAAACGGTACTCTTTAGTAAAAATAGAAGTTTTTTCAGTATTAAAAGTTCCAAACTCAAGTCCATCACCACCACCATGCTCAAACTTAATTTTATTCATATTGCCATCATCATCATAACCCTTAGGCTACAAAGCAATGCCTCCATGTTTTTCACAACGTAAATCAATAGATTGAGCACGCACTTTTAAATATCCTCTTTCATCTCGCTTTTTTCCAGTTTCATTGTTAGTTAAAGTAGTCCCTGTAATAACATTTAAATTTAATATTTTTGCATCATCATCAAACATTTTCTCTCCACCAGAAGATTCTCCTTCTTTAAGAGTTTTATTTTTTCCTTTAGTACATAAACTTATTTCTCCAGCATGTAATTCAAGTTTTACAGGATTATCGTCTCCATCTATATTTTTAATAACTACCTTATCTTGTTTTCCTGTTTCTCTATGGTGGGAACAAAACTAAATATCATCACCAGGTTTTAAAGAAATATCTCCATATGTAGTTCCATTTCCTCCAGAATAAGGATATCCAGGTTCAATATTTACATTCTTTATATTATTATTACCTAATGTGACGTTTCCTTTTTCAGTAATAGATATTACTCCACTAGTATCTGTTCCCCCGTCGGGTAAACCTTGATTTATAATATCATTAATTTTTTCCTGTGCAATAGCGGCTGCCTAAGACAAAGCATTCCACTCATCGTGAGAAAGAGTATCGTTAGATACTTTTCCGTTATATATATAAGGATTATTAATAGTATTTACACTCATATTAAAAATTATTTTAAAGTAATTGGAAAATCATTTCCAAAAGTCCAAGCATCTATTAAAACTATTGGGAATTTCTCTCCAAAAGTCCAATCTTTTATTACAAAATATAAAGCATTATCTTCATATTCACTAAGGCGATTATACTAACTTTTCTTTAGAATAATGTGCTATACTCCATTTGATAAAAATTTGGTTGGAGTAGATTCCAATACTCTTACTCTTTCTCTTAATGAGATTTCCTAAGCTCTTGCTCTTTGAGTTTCTTTTTCAATATTCTAAGATAGAGTATCTATATTCTATACAATAGTAGCAAGTGCTTCTTCCCCTTCAGAATCAAGATTTTCTACAAACTCTTTTATTGCATCGAATTTTTCTACGATTTCAGAAAGAGAATCATTAGAATCAATTAAACTTTGTAAATTCTAAATATCTTGTTCTAAATTTGGAATTAGATTATTTTGTATATCCTATAAAGTAATATAAGATTCAGAACTCATTAGTCCATCAGAATCAGGAGAAGCTAATGTAGTATTTTCTATATTTCCTTCTATCTATATATCTCCTTCCCCAACTAAAGATTGACCATTTATAGTTTTTAACTCAGACTTTTTAGGATATTCGTTTAAATCTAGTTCTTCTTTATATTCCTAATCTGTTGCAGACCAAATTCCTTCCTAATTGCAAGCATAAATTAATTGTTTATTATTAGAAATAACAATTGCCCAATCTCCTATTTCTGGATTTGGTAAAGCTGTACTTAATTCTAAAAAAGATGAGTAATATCCTTTAGATTTCTTACTCTTATCAATTTCATCTATCTTCTAATATAAATCCTCGTTAATATCTTGCTAATTCTTATTTAATCTTAAGTCTTTAATCTAATGAGCTAAAGCTGCAATATGATTAATAGAATTATCAAATAATGTACCTATTATATTTATAAAATCCATAGTTATTTAATATAATAAGTTAAATTAGAAACATCTATTGCAGAATTACTTCTATAGTACTTTATTCCATCAATAGTTCCTGCAAGTATCATTTCTACTTTATATGTAAATCCGGGATCTGTTGCAACTGAGTTTACAGTAAGAGGAGTAACAATCCATAAATAACTTTCTGGAATTGTATTTTCTATAGTTTCAGACATTGTAATAGAATCCTTTATTTTCTTTATAAAGGTAGAAGTATTTACTTCACTATAGTCCGAAGTATTATAAAATCCTAAATAAGTAGGAATAACTAAATTTACTTGAACTTTTCCAGTAGCTGTTTCTCCTCCTAAAGTACATGAAACATTAAATGTAGTAATTCCTTTACTCTATACTGTGGTTTCATAAATTCCACTAAATAATTCTGAAATATAATCGTAGGAAATCTAATAAGAATCTACATTAACATTAGAATTTCCTTTCTTAGCTTGTGCAGTAATTCGTACTCTTTGGGGCTGTCCGGTATATTCCAATAAAGTGGCAGAAATATTTACATTTACTTTTAAAGGATTTTGTATATTATATAATTCCTCTTTAGAAACATATAATTCTAGATCCTCTTTAGTTGCACATGATTCCAAATCTTCTTTAGTTGCAAGTCCCTCTGAATCTGTTAATATATCAATGTTTCCTTCTCCTAATATAGATTCTCCATTAATAGTCTTAATATTCTCTCCAGAAATTAAGAGCTTCTAATATTCGGATAAATCCATAGTAGTATCATAAGTTTCATTAGACTATGTCCATCCTCCCGTTTCGTTATATCTATAAATATTCCAATTATTATCAGAATTTACAATAGCCCAATCACCATCTTCTCCTGTAGGATATTTCTATACTAATGCCTCTAAAGAAGAAAAATACCCTTTAGCTTTTCCATCTTTAGGACGTAATTCATCAATCTTAGTTAAGAAATAGGATAGTGTAACATAGTTACTTAATTGGGAAGCACTTACTTTACTATCTAATAAATTTAATAATGCATCTATTTTCTAGAGAATTCCCAGATTATATAATACTTGTCTTTTTTCTTCATCAGTTGAAAACTCTGAAAGAAAATTACTTTTAATTAAATAATCAAGTATTTCTCCTTTTCGACTAGGGACACATACTCCTTTATATTTATCCCTATTGTTATAATACTAAAAATTTTTATCCATTTTCCATTATTTCAACTAATGAAATTTCTTCTAAAAGAAATTCTAAATCTGGGTGAATCCCACATTCTAAATTATCTATAATCTTTGAATATTCACAAATTATTTTATCCTTTAGTTCCTATAAATTATTTACCTGTGGAAAAAATTCAACAGAAGTAGACTTGAATTTATTATTTATATTATCTGGAATTTTAAATTCAAAAGGTTCAGGAACAGGATTACAACCACATCTAGTCATTTGCATCCACAATTAGAGTTGGAATGAGAATCTTGGTTATTACACAATCCATTACATCCCACAATTCTCTCTAATAATCTCTCTGCTTCTTCGTACTAATCCATTTCTGATAAATATCTAATTACATTCATAGCCGACCATAATAAGTCTCTTTTATAAACTAAATTAGAATCTAACTTTGGAGTAACACAACTAGAAAGTGCCTAAGTGTCAAATATCTAATAACAAATATTTATAAAACATTTTTTAAGTCTACATGTTTGAAAATAATAATCATATTCTACATTTACTCCAGAAACATTAGGATTTAATTCTATTAATTCTTGTAAATCTATTAATGCTCCATTATGATAAAAATCATCATTTATATAATAGTATTCCGATTCAGAATTTTTAGAAACTTTTAAAGTAACTAAAGTATAAAATCCGTCAGGTCCTGATTCAAACACTACCTACTACTCTTCAGATGTTTTAATAAATACTTGACTTGTTATTTCAGTAGTTTTATTTAATTGCAATACATATACAAAAGCATAATTATTGTCATAATTATCCTCTTGTATAAGTATATTACAATTTTTATCGTTTATTATTTTATTGCAGTTCATACGTTTTTAACTTCATCATTATAAGGATTTCCATCATATAACTACATAAGCTCAATTTCAGTACGTTTAGTATCATTCTCAGCTTGAGTTTCTTTAAACGTTCTATCAGTTTTATTTTTATAATCATCAAGCTAGAATTGCATTTGATTCTTTTCTCTTTCTATTTGAAGTTTAGCTTCATTAAGAGACTCGATTTTGCTTTGAGCTTGTTGAAGTTGTTGTTGAGCTTGTTGTAAATTATTCTGCAATTCTTCAACCTATTGTGTAAGTTGCTATATCTAATTATTTTCTGCTTTCTATTTTTTAATGGATTTTTTAACCACTGATTTCATTTCAGTTAAACTCTTTGCAGTCATAATATCCATTAAAATATCTGGAGAAACAATTCCTCCTTTTATAAATTCTGGAACAACTGCTCTTATTTGTTCCATCTCCTTCATTATTTCTGAAGAAGTAATTATATGTATGTCGAAATCAGTAACGGTAAAATATTTAGGAAGAGCAGTAAATATCTTTTGTAGTTTATTTCCTAATATTAATGTTCCTGTCAATCCATCTTTATAAACTATTTTAGCACAATTTAATGCATCTAATAATATTTCTCTTGTTATTAAGTCCATTTGATAGTGCCATTGTTTTGTAACTATGAATGAATTATTAATTCCCGTTTGAACATTAGTTACTGCATCTCTCTATTGAATTCCATTTAATCTTTCTCTAAATACTCCAGTAATTGATGATGTAGTCTATTCTATAGAATCGATCGCTAATTGAATTGCTTGAATAGCTTGTACTTTAACAGTATCGTCGAATCCATTAAAAAATTGATTTAAAGGAGCCTGTCCAGTACTGATTTGACCTTCCTAAGAAGTATCAATTAATGCAAGTCCTGCTTTTTTATAAGCCTTCCATTTCATTAATCTTTCTGATAAATCATCACCAAGAATTGTAGGAAGAGTAGGAAGATTAATAAAATCTCCAACAGAACCAGACTATGCTATTAAATTATCTCTATAGAAATGTAAAAGGTCGTACCTATCCTGCAATACCATACATTTCTAAACCATAGAAAAAGGTTCTCCTCCTCTATTATTAAACCATACCCCATTAACACTAAGAGTAGCTTTGTTGGGAGCATCTTTAGTTCTTATAACTTCTTTATCTAGACCTTTTAGTACATAAATTTCTGATCCAATTCTTACTGTAGAATATCTCTATTCAACAAAGTTTTTATCAGTTTCTATCCATTCAACTTCATATACAGGAATTAAATCCTTATTATACCAATGTTGTTCTGGAAATCCTGGAGTAACTTCTTCTCCAGCTCTTATTCCATCAGTTGCAGGAGTTCCATCCTTATTATAACTTCTTACAAAATAAGAACCAGTATTTTCTAAAGCATCTGTCCACATTTCTTCGATTTTGGACAAATCATTTTTAGATAAATCTTTTCCATATTTACTAAGAATCTAGTTTCTAGTTAAGTAACTTCTAACTACAATTCTATAAGATTCATTAATATATGGAGAATCATAGTTTAAATCAGGAAATACATTAAGTGGATTTAAACACTCAATGCTTATATTTTTACCAGAAGAAGAAGGAAGAACTCTATAAAATGTGAATCCAGAAACTAATAAGTCTATAAATAACTATTTTAATTTAGTTATTAAATCGACATTTCTTGACTAAATGATGTATTCAACAACATTTTGTCCCGCTATTTCATATTCAGAAATAAAGTTTTCATTAATATCTTCTATTAATTTATCCAACTATTCTTTTATATTTAGATCTTGCATATCTTTACTTCCTAGTATTCGTAAGAGATTATTTTTGAGATTCATTTGTAGGAGATTTGCACATTCGGAAGCAATCTATAGTTGTCTTTCTCTAAATATATTATTAATAGTTGTAGTATCTTTACAAGAAACTTTTGGTAGAATTGGAACATCTAAATATTCTCCTACTAAAGCATCAATATGTTTCCTAATTAAAGGAATAAACTCAACCGCTGTTGGCTATCCAATGCCAAAGTTTTCTTCTAAGTATTTAAACTACTCCTTATCTCGTTTACAGTTATAGTAGTTATAAGATTTTTTTATAGCTGTTTTTTCCTAAACGAGTTCAGCAATAGCTAAGTCAGTTTTGCTAACAAGTTCTTCTTTCTTCATCTTCTGGATAAATTTTAACTCCTCTAAAGAATTTTATTTTATGTAATTGTCTTGAGACGAGTTCTTGTTCAACAAATTTTAAAAAATCTTCTGCATTTAAATCTGCAGATATTTGTATTACGGGTTTATCGAGATTATCAAAATCTAACGAAACTTTATAACCTGTCCCACCCATCCCTAATTTAGTCACTTTAACATGTCCAGTATATTTACATTTGTATTTACACTCAATCATATTAACAATGGCTTCTTCCATATTATTCATCTATATCTAGGATTACTTGTTATATTATATCCTGGAATATATCCAGTATTAATTTCTCCTTTAACTTCAAATTTGTTTTGATTAGGAATTATTCCATATCTTCTAATTCCATTTTCATCAGTATAATAACCAATATCTTTGAATCCTTGTCCAACAGGTTTATATTCTCTAGGAATAATATCATTTAATTCTTCATCACCAACTTCTGCCATTTGACAAGCAGCTACCATATCAAACTTACCTTTATTTTCATCAGTATAAAGATTCAACTATTCTAAAAATTCTATAAACCAAATATTATGACAATAATCTTCTACATAAGAAGCTACTAAATCAGTTCCATGTTCAATCATAGCTGTAGTAGCTGTAGTACCATACTAATTATTATTCCTTCTTCTTTCGTCCCCACCATAACATGCTCTAGGACGTTTCATAAAGAAATGAGCAAATTTATTATCTCGAGCATATGTTAAAACAGATAAACGTGTAGCTTCTATATTTGCTTTTGCTTGATAATACCAAAGCATTGCCATAGTTTGTTTATAAGCATCTCTAATATCGTCAGGCCTATCAAGATAATAAGCTACGTACATAGGTTCCTTCATTCCATGTACTCTTCTTTTTATCATAGTACAGAATTTAGAAGGATCCCTAGTTTGAGTGGAGGTTTCTGCCTATCCAATATCAATACCGTCTATTCCAGCTACATATAAGTTCTAAATTATAGGACTACCATCTTCCCATAAAGGATGCTCTAATATTCTAACTGGACCATTTGGGTTGGGTTTAAATCTAACTCCAGTAATAAATTCTCTTTTTCTTTCTGGACCAGAATAAATAAATTCCATATATCCCCTCTAAATAGGAGGGGCCTATTTTTTAATTCTAATGGATATTATTTGTTCTGCTATTTTAAGTTTATTAAACTTATTTACACCTTCCGCTGCAAAAGCTTCTTCAGCTGTAAAACATTGCTCTGCCTTATGTTCAAGGAGAGTTTGTGGATCAGTAATATCTGCTCTTCTCTGCTCATAATGTTCTCTTTGTTTTTTCATCAAGTATTCACCTCGACTTCCTACAAACTTAGAATTATTCATTGATATATAAGCAGGAATAAAGTATGCAGTTTCTACCCAATCTCCGTCCTCTGTATAGTTGTGTTTAAAAGGAAGTACCTAGAACATTCTAGGATTATAGTATACTTTTCTAAGGCCCTCCAAATTTGGTCCAGCATCACCCCCAGTTCCTACTGCTGCTATAATACCAATTTTATTACCACCAACAGTTACAAGTTCTTCAGCTTTAATAAAGGAACGTTCAAGTATAGGATTAGAACCTGATTCTTCAAGAAATAAGAAACCTACACGGTCACCACGCATTTTTCTATCCTTGTCTACAACTATACCTTCAATCTAAGACATAAAACCTGTTTCAATTTTTTGTCCATTTACTACTTTATAATGAGAAGCTCTTTTCTTAGTTGCTGTATTAATTACCTATCTAAGTTTAAGCATGCCTCCCTAGGTATTATCATCAGTAAATGTTATTCCAGCATTTATTTTATCAAGAGTTTTCTTGACATAGTTATCATCGAATGCAGTAAGCAAACATATACTATTTTTAAAGCAATTAAAAAAGTTATCAAATATAGAAGCATGTATCTCAGAGAATCCGCAACCTCTGTTTTTCATAACAGTCATATTCTTTCTTAACTTTCTACATAATTCAAAGTAATGAAAGAATTCATATTGATAAACAAAGAAACGAGGAAATATAATAGAACGACTATCTCCTGCAACATCTTGTTCTGTATTAGGTAATTGATAATAGTTAAGAAAATAATAATTAAATCCAGTTATAGTATAACCATTAACTGTCATTCCTTCTCTACATCTTTTATACTCCTCATTCCAGAAATCTCTATAAAGTTTAGAACCAGGGTAGTAAGAACAATATTGTTCAGTTTTCAAAAATGTTTCACGAGCTTCAGTAAACCAAGAAGGATCAAAATCCAGTCCTTGTGTTTCTGTAATAGGTTTATATCCAGTTAATTCATAAGAAAGTCTTTTATCAAAGTAAGGTACTGGATCATCTATCTTAACATCCCATTCACCTTCTCGATGTTCTATAGTAGTTTCTGGTTTAATTTCTTCTATATGCTGTTGAAGTTCTTCTTGTTTTTGTTTAACCTCTTCAACTATAGATTTGACTTCCTCAGGAATTTCTGGCATTTTACGTGGACGACCTCTTTTCTTCTTAACTTCTTCCATTAATCAGGCATAAATCCTTCAACAGCTCCACCACGTATTTGACTTTGCTCCATAACTTCTTTCTTAACAAGAGATTCAATTTGTTTAAGAGTTTCAATCTGATCAGCAGCTTCTTTCATAGCAGCTTGAACATCTTTTACTTTAACAAGATATTTACCTTGTTCATCTTGTTCTTGTAAATCCACATTATGGAAATAGTCTATGATCTTATCAGTTACTTCCTAGGCAGCTTGAAGTAATCTTACATATCTATTAGAATCTTGAATTGATACATACTTTCTACAAGCAGCACGAAATTCTGGATTATTCCATTCTTCCTCAGTAATATGAGCATCTTTTAGAGCAGCTTCGTGTCTTTCCTAGTTAGTATATCCACTATATAAACTTTTCCAATCTATAGCAAGATATATATAGGTTAGTTCTCGAAAAGCTCTTAATTTCTATAAACCTGTCGGATCTTCTTGACACTTATTTCTTTCTGTATCTAATAATACTGCAAATTCTTTAGTTAGAAGAAGAGTACAATCATTTAATACTACTCTTCCTAATTTTTCATTGTAATCAAAAAACTTGTTCATATATATTGTTATTAAGTAATTCTAATATTTCTTCCTAACTTAAGTTATAAGGAATTTCTAATAATTTAATATTATTTTCTTTACAATAATTTCTAACAAATTTATCTCTAATTATTTGTTTATCAAATTTTAGCTAACCTCCAAAATACTTCTATGGGATATAGTGCTAGATTCCATTATATTCTATAAATATATTATAGTCAGGTAAATAAAAATCTATGGAAGTACTTTTAGATACTCTAATATTTTCTGGAATATTTATTTTATACTAATCTATATATTCAATATAGTTTTCTTTTAAATACTTCTCTATAATAGACTCTCCATGAGATTTTGAACATTTAGGACATCCGCATTTTTTATTTATATGATCACTAGGCCTTTGCCAAAATTCTCCATGCTTAGAACAAACTATACAAACAGGTGTATTACTGTTTATATAATTTACTTTGGAATAATCATATTTATCTCCGTGGATTTCTTTAGCTTTTTCTATCCATTCCTAAGTTGTTAGAATATAATGCTTACTACATTTAGGACAATTATATCCCTACAAATGTTCATAAGCTAATTGCTCAAAATCTCCATGTATAGGACAAGTTATCGTAACTTTTTCCTAAGCCTTTGTATAGACAGTTTTATCGTAATTATATTTATTTTTATGAATTTTATTAGCCTATTCTATAAACTATTTTGTAGTTTTAGTTTTTTCTCTTGACTATTTTTCTATTGCACATTTAGGACAACCATGTCCTTTTTGATGATTATAAGGAGTTTGATAAAATTCTCCATGAATAGGACATATAATTTTAATTTTAGTATCACAATTAATATATTTCATTTTATAATCATATTTATCTCCATGTGCCTATTTAAACAAATATAAAACTTTATCTAATGAATTTTTAAATTGCTGAGCATTTTTCATATCCCTACATTTTGGACATCCATATCTATATAAATTAGAGGCTCTAGCATCCCATTTATTTCCACATATTTTACATTTACATTGAATTCTACTCTATGATCCTTGATATATATTTAATATTTCAATATTAGAATTAATGCTTAAAACTTTATTTACAAATTCTTCGTGCGTTAATTTTTTCATAATCCCATATATTCATATTTACATTAACATTTTATTTGTGTAATTAATTAGAGAGCAAATTGAATTTTTCCTCCCTTACGATGCATTTTAAATTGAGCAATAACCGAACCTTCTTGGTGTTTCTTTATTTTAAAACCACAGGATGCTTTTTTAGGCTGCTTAATTTTTTCAGATTTGCTTGCTGGAGGTTGTACATAATTTCCTTCTCCCTCTCCTCTACGAGCAGCTTCTCTGTTCTTTCTCTACTGTTCTAATTCTGCTTTTGTTGCAGGACGATATTTTTTTAATTTAAGATCGTAAACATTTTTTCCTCCATTAGTTGGATCCTTTTCTGGGGTTTTATTTCCTGATTGCATTTTTCTAGCTTTAAATTTAGCTTTCCAGCCCTCTTCGGCTTTCTTTACTTGGCCCCCGTCTTCTTTCTTCTTGCATCCACAACTAACAGAACCACCTTTCTTATAATACACTACTTCTTCATCTTCTGCACATTGATTCTTTAAAGATTTGAAGTAATTCAATTTGACACCATGAGCAGCCTTTTGAGCCTATGCTTTGGAAGTCTATGCTTTTTCTTTTTGGTATTCAGCATAATACTTTTTTACTTCATCCTAATTCTTTGGACTATATTTCTTAGCTTCAAGCCATTTTTTAAAACTTTGTAATTCTTTCTATTCTTCTGGAGAAAGTTTTTTATTTTTATCCATAGTTAATCAATTAAGATTAAATCTTTTGTTGAGAATACTGCTTCTTGTAAGAAACCATTCTCTGTAAACCATCTTACCTTTACTCCTTTAAGTAAGGCATTTTTATCATCGCTTCTAATTATAGAGCGTTCAACTCTATATACCAACATAATAGGTTTATTTGGTATGTCCTGGCGTAGAGTTACTCTCTACCCAGGAACAAAATAAATCTTATCATCCATCATTATTTACTTTTATTAAATCTTTCTGTAAGTCCTTCATTAACAACTGCAAGAACTCTATTTTCACATACAAGTTGTAAGTTTTGTTTATAAAAAGGAACTGGAACAGCTGAATTTTTAGTAAAGAAAATAGTATCATCGGGTTGACACCATTTTACTTCAGGACCAACTTCTTGAATAACTCCTACTTTAATAAATTGTTCTTCTTCCTCAATTTGTCCATTATCAGTATTTTTATACTGAGGAGCCATTCCTCCCATGTCAAGAATAAGACCAGATTTAGAATCTCTTACTATTCTTTGGAAAGGATTATCATCAAATTGTTTTACTAATAAATAATTACCAATAGGCATTATTTCTATATTAGCTGCATTACTATTTATTTTATCAGCAAATTCTTGTACGTCAGTAAATTGTTTATCAATTTTTTCTGTAAACTTATCTACTTCAGCATTAAAGTTTTTTACATTACGTTCTTCAATAATATCATCTGCTGTTCTTCCATCTAAAGTAGTAACTCTACTTGTACTTTCGCCAGCTATACGCATAGCGATTTTTTCATTCTCACTTAAAATTGGATGTTCTTCCATATTACCATTTATTCATTAAACATTTTTCAGATTCAATGCTAGCTTTGCTTTTTAGTATACAGCCACATTGATCACATATATGTGAACCCATATATTTAATATTATGTTCACAAGTCTTACATATATCTAATCTTCTTTTTTGTTCATCTGAAGTGTAACCAGTTAAGTTTCTCCAGTTACCTACTATTATATTTCGTAATTTAAGAAAGAGATTCATAATTTTAAAAATTTTACTTTGCAACAAAGTAAAAATCACCATTTGCCAGCTATACAATGATTATTTAAATTTCTCATCTTTATAAGTACATGGCAGCCGCATCCTCTTATATATCCTGCCTTTGCAGTAGTCGAAACTTCATTAGTATCTGGATTTAACCATAATTTAGGATTACAGAGTCCCATTACAGGACTATATATCGGACATTTATCACATATCTCTCTACGTTCTTTAATACTCTATGCGTGCATATTTAGCTTTTTGTTTTTCAAGTTTATTTTGTTTAACAAAATGTTTAAGCATCTTCTCTACATCATCTTTTAAATAAGTACAATGGTAAAGAGTATTTTTACCCGAATGATCATAATGATTTAAAATTAAATCTTTAATAACAAAATCGGGATTTAATTTTTGAAGCATCCAAGCATAAGTAGAAAGTTGTAATTGATACACATTAAAATTGCATGCATCTAAGTGGCCCAAAGGATATAAAAGTTTTTCAGAACTTCTTGTAGAACTATTATAAAAGCTTTTAAGGTCTATTTTAGCATTTGTTTTGTGGTCAATGATTACAATATCATTGTTATTCTTTACTAAAAGGTCTATTTGTCCTGCTAAATGTAAATCAAGTTTAGGATTATCATAATAAATAAGATACTCTGGATATATTCCATAATCTAAATTTAATTCATTATAGTTCTTTTTGCATTCAAATTTTCCTCCAATTCCAAACTTTTTTAAAGTAATATTAGAACCCGCATCATAAAATGAGTTTTCTAATTGAGCATGAATTTTAGTACCTCTTTCACAAGCAATTCTATTTGTTTCAGCCCATTCATCTAATATATCTTGTTGGACCTTATTTAATTCTTCCTGAGATATATCATAAACTTCTAGAAAATCTTTTGGAATTTTATGACTTTTCCAAATACCTCCTTTTTCTTTTTTCCAGTTTTCTGGACTCATAATTCTTTCAAGAGCTTTATAAGCACTTACAAATTCTTTATCAAATTCTTTCTCATACCTACCTATTAAAGTAGTTACTGAAATATATTTAATAGTTGGATCATTTAAATTTCCGTAATAATGATCAGCCTCACGAAACCCTACTGATCCGTTGATTTTATCATATTCCATAATACATATAACATTTTAATTTAACATTAAGAATTATCTTTTATATAATTTAAAATACCTTCTACATGAAGTCTTACAATAGAGTGAAATCCTTCATCACTTAATAAATAATCTACATCTTTTTTGTTATCCTAAAAAAGGTTTTCAGTTAATACTGCAGGACAATTAGTATTTTTAAGAACATATAAATGAGCTTCTTTATCTGGATCTCCATCCGAAAAATCTGTTCTCATTTTAACATCTTTTAAATTTACTTTTGCTGCATTATATAAACAGGTTGCGAGTTCATCAGCTTTAGTTTTTCCAACTGATGTAAAAACTTCCCAACCTGTTCCTTCATGCCATTTTCCGTCTGCTCCGGAGGCATTTACATGTATGGAAACATATATACAATTCTTGTATTGTTTCACTAATTCATTAACAACTTTACATCTTAAACATAATTCTTTTGACTGAGATACTCCTAAATCATCATCTTCTATATCAATAAAAGAAGTATATCCCATGTTTTTAAGAATTGAACTAACAGCTTTACATACTTCTCTAGAATATTTATACTCTCTAAATTTTCCATCAGGAGAGCCTTTTCCTAAGATGCTTTTCTAATGAGCTGTACCAAAAATAACTGTAATCATTTACTTATTTTATCATAGTCTAAAAGTAGAGCAAGTTTTTGAATGTGAGGTAAAAGCTCTCCTGCATATCGATAGTCATATTTCTTTGGACTTTTATAAAAAAGAACAATTAAACCTATTTGAGAAGCATGTCCTTCTAAAGTAAAAAATGAAACAGACTCAGCATCACTAGCTTTAACTAATCTATAAAGTTTAGGAAGAGTTTTTCCCATTTCATTAATATCTTCAAATTTAACAAAGCTCTAACTATGTAATTTAGCTAATTCATCTGCATAATATATATAATCTAATCTATTCCACTACTATTTAAGAGTAGGAGTATCTAATGATCTTGGAGCTTCAGTGAGACAAGATAAATACAAATATTTATATCCTTGCAAACTTTGAGTATTATTATGATAATTTAAAAGTAATACATCAAAAGCATCCTTATCTATTTCTGATATTAGTTGAACCTGCTAATTAATTTCAATTCCAGTTTCCATTGAATATTGTTCGGCCTTTTTATTGTCAACAACTTCCTAATGAAACTTTTCATTCATAATTCGCCCCGTTTCATCTGTTATCTGAGAATATAAAACCCATCCAAATAATAAAATAATAATTAAAGTCTTTGTTTCTGGATGAACTTTATCTAATATTCCCCATAAATCCTTAATCCAATTTAAATTCATCTCTTTATTTCTTATAACTAAAAAATATTTGTATTTATCCAAATGTATTGATACATTTATGTATGTCAAAATAAATAATAAATGTTTTGTTAAAAAATTAAAATTTAAGCTTAAAAATATATTTGAATTATGAACAACGTTGTAGAAAAATTTAAAAAAGGAAGAAAAATTCTTCAAAATAGATCCCTAGGTATACGAAAAATGCAAACAGCTGCTGGAGGTCCACTATTTCCTTGGTAGAAACAAAATTCTGAGTGGGCAAAAAATTGGGAATTTAGATTAACTCCTGCTGTTAGATCTAGAGTACTTTCAGGTAAAGGAGTTGAATCAGCTGAAGATTATACAAAAAGAAGAATAAAAGAAAGTACTAAAAGAGACTGGTATAGTGATGCAGCGGATATTGCTCATGGAGTTGGAGAGGGAATATTAGCCTTACATCCTTATACAGCAATACCTTACTATGGAGCTAAAGTAGGACAAGACTTTTTAGATGGAACTTATGGATGGCATACTGCTTTAAATGCGAGTGTTCCTTTATTTCATTTAGCTCCTCAAGCAGTAGGATTAAAAGAAGTTTCAAATATTGCTAAGTCTTCGACAAATAAAATAAATTGGTTATATAATGATGGAAATATTTTTAATGCTCCAATGAGATATAATCCAAATAATTATTATAGAGAAGTATCAAAAGAAGCTATTGACGATGCTATTAATTCTGGAGTAGTAAGAAGTGGAAATACTAAACGATATATAGGGCCTTTTTTTGGAAAAGGATACACTCCTTGGCAGAGAGAAAAATATATTATAGAAGGATATCCAGAAAATAATGATTGGATATATGCAAACCCTTATGAAAATGCTGTTTATGTGATGCAAGATGAGCCTGAATTAGGAAAAGCTTTAATGCAGGATGCATTTAAAAAGATTCCTAAAAATTCTAATGTCGGAGCCGAAGCCTTTCCTTATAGAAATGGTTCTATAAATAGTACTCCTACAACAAATTTTGATTATTGGAAAAAATACCCATTGTTAGGATGGAGAAAAAATAATTTTAAACAAGGAGGTAAAATGAATATATTAGAATTTTTAAAGAATGGAAGTGGAATCCATATTAAAGAAAAAAATAAAGGCAGCTTTACTCGATGGTGTGGGGGAAATGTAACCGAAGAATGTATTAGAAGAGGTAAAAATTCTCCTAATCCTAAGATAAGAAAGAAAGCTACTTTTGCTGACAACGCCAGACATTTCAAACATAGATCGGGTGGAAAAATAGATTTTTATAATTTAGGAGGATGGTTTAAAAATACATTTAATAATGTTAGTAGTTTCTTAGGTAGTGATACTGGAAAGTCTGTTTTATCTATTGGAAGCGGATTACTAGGATTAGGTAAAGGAATCTCTAACTCTGGAAAAATTGCTGATACAGCTAATGAAGCTGAAGAAGCCATTAATGCTTAGGAGTCTGCAGATAGATAGAAATCTTTTGCAGAAAAATATGCTTCAATTCTTTAGGAAAAACTTTCTAAACCAGATATTGATGTAAATGGTTCTCCTATTCATACTGATGGAGTTAATGTTACTAATGAAGCTTATAATTAGGCTATTAATACTTTTAATTTTGATAATAGTAAATATAATCAAATGAGATAGCAGATTAAAGAATAGGCTTAGCAAGCTTAGGGTGAAAATTCATCTTCAATGATTGGATCTGTCGGAAATATTTTCAATTAGATACAAGGTCTTGCAGGAAATATTTTTGGAAATAATAAATAGGCAACTAAAGGAACAGCTACTGGATCTACTGTAGGAGCTACTTCTTCTTATAATAATGGAAATACTACTACTTATACAGGAACCAATGGAAGTTTAAGATTAAATAACATGTTAGCATAACACAAAGAAACCCCGGTAGGAATTAACCTATCGGGGTTTTTATTCAAATTACAATTATAAAGAAAATCTATCATTATCGATAGATAGTTTATTAAGTTGGTCTTTCCAATTGAGGTAATAACCATTATCTAACATATTATGGTCTATAGATAATTGTTCTATTGCCTTAATCTCGTCTATATTTGCTTGATATAAATCTTTAAATAATTTAGTATTCATAATAAAGTGTCATTAAATAGTCTTCTGTAAATTCTTTAATTCCAGTTTTAGTAATTGGATCCCATAGATGATGTTTAAAGAGTTCTCTTATAGTAGGAAAGGATTCTCCTTTTTTAATATAACAAACTCGCCTAATATCATCTATATTAGAACGAACTATTACTTGTATTTTATCTTTTGTATAATCCTCTAGCTCATTGCTGGGGGATTTTTCTTTTTTAATAAGATTATCTATGATTTCTATATCATTTATAGATAATTTCATTCTTTTTAATTTCTTCTCCAAGTTTGGAGTAGTGATTATTGTTCCTTTATATTTAAAGATTGTTTCCATTTGATATTAGCTTTTTATTTAGTAGCCCTGGAGTGAATCGAACACTCTTGTCCGCTTTTAGAGAGCAGCATAATGATCCAATATATGACAGGGCAGTATAAGACTACTTTAGAGTAGTCTTTTCAAAGCCTTAACTTTACGAGCAGCAATCTCTTTAGTCTTAGCTTTAACTTTGTCGATAGCCTTCTTATAATCAGCAGACTTATACAAAGCTTCGATGTCACTTATTCCTTCTTTCTCAGATAATTCTTGTAAAACTTCTGCAAAAAGGTCATCATCAACGAGTTTAAGCCAATTTTCAAACTCTTTCTTATCTTTATTGTCTAAAAGTTGTACCTTAATAGTTAAGGTATTTCCTTCTTTTGTTGAATCTATTACAAAATGAGAATCATTGTCTTGATATTCATTATGTAATTCGTCTAATTCCATTAGCTCTTTAATAAGAGCTTTTAATAATTCTTCTTGTTTCATAACAATATAAATATATTTATTATTTTAATAATGCAAATTTAAAAAATGTTAAATTAACACACCATATCTTTTTCTATACTTTTTATTTTCTTCTTCTAAAATATTCATCCTTTCTTTTAATTCTGCAATATCATTTGTATTTTCTTGAATTCTTTCTTCGTGATTTATAAGTACTTTTATTATAGGATTATATTTAGTTAAGTTAAATTGATATAAATTTTTCAATAGTCCTGTTTGAAGGTCTCTAGTATTTGTTTTATATATTTCCATCACTCCTAATTTTTCTAAATCTTTCATTCTTTTATTAGTAATACTTAAAGAAACATTAAGTTTTTTAGATATTTCTAAAGGTTGAAAAGTAATATTTCCTATTCCAGTATCTTGATTTATATACATTAATCTTTGTATTGCAGCAACAAAAGCTTTTAAGCTACTATTTAGAATGTTATTTTCAAAAAAGGCATAACTAAATTTTTCAAATCCATCTAATTCTTTAATAAAGAAATATTGATTAGAAGTTTTATATTTGCCTCTAATAATTTTTATATATCCTTTATTTTCTAAACTATCTATATATTTTTTAATTGTTTTAGTAGACTTTATTTTTAATCTTTCCGAAAGTTTTTCATAAGAAGGATTACATTTTTTATCTGATTCATTATAAAAAGATTTTAATCCTAAATAAACATACTCTTCTTCCGGAATTAAATCACTATTTTCTTTTGACTCCCTTGTTGGAAGTTGTACAAATTGATTTTCTTTATAATTCATATTTTAATATATTCTCTAAATAGAAAATATCAAAATTTTAATAGTTAAATCTTTATAAAAAATTTTTTACTATATAAAATTAAATTTTTACTATATAAAATTTCACTTTTTACCTTCTAACTATATATAATCTATATTTAATAAGAACTAAACTTAATAGGCCTCCGGCCATTATTTTCCCTTTTGAATTATGCTTTACTATAAAAATTTTTTCTAAAATTTTATTTTTTGAAATTTTTTTTATTTTTTTAAAATTTTTTTCTAAAAATTTTTTTATAAAATTTTTTTTATAAAATTTTTTTTTATTTTTTATTGTGGGAGAGGGGGTGCACATATACGTGAGTCCCCCGGCCTCACGATATGAAAAAGTAGTCAAAAAGTAAAATGTCTTTACTACGTAAGGAGTAATCCGAAAGAAAAATCATTATTAATTCACATTTTAAAACTTTACAATTATGAAGAATCAGATTTCAACTATCAACGTTCCCGTTTCAACTCTTAATGCTATTAAGAATCTCCTTTTCTCTGAAAAGGAAGGTGGTGTTGACCTCTCTCCTATCGTGACTGACCTCACTGTTGGTGATGCTAACTCTGACCTCGTTGCTATCAATGTTGGACTGACTTTTAAGGGAATTAAGCCCGATGTTGATAAAACTACTCGCTATACGAGAGATTATAAGGAACTTGCTGAGTACACCTTTGTGTCCTACTCTATGATTCGTGACCTCGTTACCTATGAACGGAAAATTGTTGCTAAGTGGGATTCTGCTAAGAACGATTTGTGTCCGTGTTCCACTGATGGTTATCTCGATTCCTGTTCCCTTTCTGCTTGGTACGATAAAGCAACTGACCGCTCTATTCCTACACAAGAACTCGTAAAAGCATGGGCAAAGAAAGAAGAGAGTGCACAATAAAGCACTCTTTTCTTCACAATGGAGGGGCAACCCTCCTTGTCCAAAACGTAGCCTAATAAGTAATACGTCTTTACTACGTAAGGGGTATCAACCTCGATATAATAATCATTCACAACTATGGCACAAACAATGTTTGTTTTGTCAGCGCCGAAGAAAGTAGACGCTGCAACGGCACTCGCAGCCGCAAAAGCGAAAGACAGTCGTAATGTTAATTTCCACATTCCCGCCAACAAAGATGAGATTTTAACCCTGACGGGTGACATTCTCGAAATTGCTTGGACACAGGGAGAGGGAAAAGACAAGCGAGAGGGCACAATTCTTGCTGCTGCTGCTAAAAAAGCAGACGGCACAGAATTATCCACGGGTGTTCCTTTTGGTTTCTTCAGAACGAAGAAATTGCATGAGGAGAACGGGGATAAAACTTTTGAAGCGTGTTTTCCCTCTTCTGCTACCTTTGAAGAAATTTTAGCATCTATCAAAAAAGATGTTAAAATCAAGGTGGCTCGTGACGGATACGTCTACCCTGGTCGCTCTTCCAGTCGTGACGTGGATACAGTGGTTTGGGCTAAATAAATCACTATTACGCTTTTGGTCGGTGTGCGTGAAAACACCGACCATTTTTCTAAAATGTTAAAAATTATGAGTAATCTATCAAAAGAAAAAATTGCTGAAATACGTGCAATAAATAGAAAAAAAGAAATAGAAGCAATCATTAAATCTAATATGAAATTAATGATGTGCAAAAGTGTTGATGAACTCGAACAGGATTGCAAAACAATTTTGTCAGTTATTAAAGAATACAAAGAAAACTCTTAATTTCCCCTATCGGGGAGTTTCGGCATCCTCGCCGAGGCTCCTCTGCCTAAGGTGTAGCCAAGTGTATAACCGCTACATTTTTTAGGAGTAAGTGTATATGCACTGAAACTATGTATGAGAGTCTTACTCTAGTATCATACATTATTTAAGAGTAGCACAACCAAAATTATTAACGCCAAAAAAATTAATTAAAATGGCACAGACAACAATTTCTGACGGCATTAAGATGCTCGTCGCACGTCATGCTGCAACCGAGGGTTGCGAAGTAGGTACAAAGGCGCTCGCCTCAGTAAAGAAAATTTCCAATGCTGATCCTTCCGAGGGTGTATGGGCTGAAGGTGATGAATTCACTGTTCCTAGCAAAGAGCTCATTGATCAGGCTGTATTCGTAGCTATGGTCAATGGTAACAAGGCTCCTGCAATTGCTGTAGACCTGAAGAATGGCACTTCTAAGGTTCTTTACATTTCTTCTTTGAAGAAGAATGTAATTGAGTACGAGGAGGATGGTGATCAGTATCAGATCAAGAAGGACTCTGCTGGCAATAACATTCCTGCGCATTTTGCTGGTGAGAAAGTTGGCGGTACTCCACTTCGCAAGGAGATCATGAACAAGGCAACTATCGGTGACATTATCGACTGTCTTGCTGGTCGTACCTTTAAGGTTGTTGACATTATGGGTCCTTACAAGACTTCTCGTCTGAAGGCAAAGATTAATCCTGCCACAGGTCTGCGTGATGGTTATGAGGTTGTAGGACTTCGTAACACAACTATTCCTGTATTTGAAGAGGTGAAGTAGTGGAGAAATCCACTCTTCTCACCTTCAAAGGGAGAATTCTAAGAGATAGGACCTTAGCAATAAGGCCCTTTCTCTCCGTACCTATCTCTAATTGGAGTGAAGTGTATTATCTTGTAGGTAAAAGGGGTTATTATAACGTAATTCCTACCTACAAGAAAAATACAATTATTTCAGTAGAAATTATCAAGTTTGTGAAATGTGAATGATTATCGGGAGGAGATTTTGTGAAAAATTTTCTCCCATTTTCTTCATAACTCAGATTAGGTGTATGTTCCACGTTTCTAAGAGTATGTTCCATGTAAAATATTTATGTGAGAAGTATGCTCGAAGGTACTGCCACCGACTCCAACCTCAACCCCACTTTCACAACAAACTCAATCTCAGGTTTGGCTGCTTTCCATATGTAAATAGTCAAAATCAATTCAATCCTCAGAAAATATTCAATTCTCAGAACTCAAAAAATTTTAAAAAAATTTCAAAGTTCAACTCAATACAAAAAATTAAAAATCCTAAAAAAATACCTCTGATGAGTCTTTGAAAATTAAGACGAAATCTAGAAATAATTTAATTATTTTCGATGATCAGGTATAAACAAACAAACAATTTAACAATATGAAAGTAGCAGTATTACAATGGTGTCAATCTGTCGATAGAGGAGAAGGCACAATAGAAAGAATTTCAACAACCGCTAAGGATTGTGTTAATTTTTTGAAGAAACAACTCGAAGGTTTTTATATGCCTCATTTTGTATTTTCAGATAATGGACAGCTTGGTATTATTCATCAAGATTGTCGTCAAAGAGAAGATACATATATTGAGGATGATTTTGAAGCTTTGGAGAAGTTCATTCAAGAAAGATACTTTGATTGGGATCAACTTGGTGTTGTATACATCAGAGGTTCTCATGAAAAACTTCGTGGACGTGAAGGAGATTATCATTGGTGGAAAATTATGTTTCGTAATTTACATTAAAATGAAATACGCAATTCTTTCAAAATCTAATGGCCAGCTCATAGACTATTGTGAGTCTATTGAGCAGGCCAATTGGTTTCTCAATCAATTAAATGTGTTCGAATTAGTAGAAATTGCTAATGCTTCTAAAGTTGAAGTAATTTATACTGAATTAGGAGGTCCTAATGGTTATGGACATCAAGAGCCCTCTTTTACTACTTATGGAGGTCTTTTACCCTGTGTTAGAAGACTTATTTCATGGATGCAAGAAGAAGCTCGTGTTTGGGGTCCAGATCCTAGAGATATTCGTGACTATTTCAAAAATTGTCGTCTTTATGTGAATGGAGAAGATAAGTTTGACTGGTGGTATAATCAATATCAAAAGTTAGATTTGAAAAGTCTTTATGTATAAATAGCAAAGCTCCCACCTGTCTTAGGTTTGCTTGCAAATCTGAGACAAAAGTGTGGGAGCAAATAAAAAACTCAATATAAAATATCCAAAAAAACCTAGGATGTGAAACAGAGATGGTTTGAGGATTTCCAAGATGTTGAGGACGCCAGTTTCTTGTAGGGATAGAGTTAGTAGACAAGTCGATTTTAGTCGAAGATCCACGAGTTGGAAACCTACTACAAGTTTTAGGTGTAAAACACAAATTCGTAAAATTCGAATAATAGTAGAATTATCCCTAGTCCACAGTCGGAGGGGTTGTGACTCGCCATCAATATGAGGGTATGTTTCGTGTGCATTATCATGCGTTTCGATGGTACTACAGCATCTAATCTGTAAGTAACTTAACAATATGAAGAATACTGTATTTTCAATGACTGAAAATGGTATCCAGATGACATGTCAAATTGGAATTAATTACTGCAATAAGCAGCAACATGGTTCCGATTTTGACATTGATGCTATGCGTCAGAGGTCAAAAGGATATGCTCTTGATTTAATTGGAGCGTATAGTCCAATTCTAATCGCATCTCTCGAGAGAAGAATGCAGGCTTGTGAACAGAACTTACTTCGCCATTTTGATGATATTGAGTATGCCGATAATTGTGGACATATCGTGTATGTTCGCAAGGATAAGACTCGTGGTAGCTTCAATGTTCCTTCGTTCAATGCTATGAAAGAGGCCGTAGCTGCACTTCATAAAAGCCAGTTCAAGGCATTCTTTGAGAATAAGTTCTGGATTGACCAGACTCTCAAGGCTCTTCTCAACGATACAGAGATGCATCATGAGGATAAGGGATGTTTCAAGTATTCGGAGTTAATAAGTCTGCTTTGTGAATTGCAGGCTTGTCCTCCTGAATGTATGACATCTCGTCTATAAGAGTGAATGTGTTTTTCGTAGTTTAGAGAGCAATTGTCTGTGAAGATAGTTGCTCTCAAATAATTTTTAAACAAACAAAACAGTATGAATAACAAAGAAAAGGTCTTCCCGTATAAGACTACGATTGAGATTGACTGCGATCCATGGACGGGTATGGGTCGTCAGCAAAACCATTATGAACATATCTGCAAGAATATTGTAGGTTGTGAGCCACAACCAAGAATATCAGCATCTTTCGGATGTTGGGAGTGGCCAATAACTTATCAAACTAAGGAACAGCAGGAGAAAACTGCTGAATTCCTTAAAGACCTTTATAATAGGGGTCTTTGTAGATATGCTTCATGGTAAACTCCTATAATTTGTTTGTCTCCTCACATCAATATAGGTGTGAGGAGATTTTTAAAAACTAAACAATATGAAATTTTAAAAAACAAATAGCAATATGAAAAAGACTTTAATTATGGTTGTTGCTCCAATAACCATTCAGGTTGCAAGTTTAGATCTGATAAAGGAGCAAATTTCAAAGTATCTAGGAGAAAGAATGATTGAGGATAATCCTCAAGATTATCCAACAATCAAGTTAAATTGTCTTTTATCTCCAGAAGATATAAAGACAATTGTAAACATTGTAGGAACAACAGAAGATCGTTGTACAATTCTGTTCTTAGAGTCCGAAAATGACTTTAATAGCACGTATTACGTGTTAGATATTGATAAATAATTTCGAATGTCACTCCCACTTTCTAGGAGTATAAATAAAAGAGTAGTTGGAATGATTTGAATGTGGTAATTCCGTAAAAAGTGAAACATTACAAAGCACTTACTGCAAGGTGTAAAGTGGGGTGACTCTCCACATCTTCTTAATTAGCCTGATCAACTAGTTGAGATATCCCAAGAAAGAATAGGGAGAAATAATATATTTGTTCTATTAATGTTGCAGCATCGATAGTTCCGTATTGCAATAGTCTGCAAGCTATTGTTTAACGTAAGGCTGACTAATTACTCCCCAATGGGAGTCTTAGAATATTAGCGGCGGAATTTCAAGGGAGTGAGAAGTTCCAAGTTTATTCACAGCTCAGCTTCCCTAATTAATAGGCCGCTTTAAGGTGTGAAAAATAAGTTGTGTAATCAACCCTACTCACAGCTTACTCAAAGAAGAAGTTCAATGAGCCAGCTACAAAGGTGTGAGAAAAATTAACAAGATCTGGATACTTCCGAGTCAATAAGATTTCGATAGTCAGAATGCCAGACATTAAATCCCAATCATTGTGAGGGAATTTTATACTATGTTTTTGAATCATTAAAAAAAAGCATACTTAGCACTTGCATAGCTAATAGATGTTTTACTCAGTAATGAGGTTTTGTACGGGATGTAGCAAGGAAGTCGTCACACATAGAAGTTCTCTTATTATCGGAGAATGGCTTCAGAAAATATAGATGGAGAGGATAGTAAGTGTTGAAAGTATCCATCATTAAAGATCTCATAGCTCAGTTGGTAGATGCACTTGCCTTTTAAGCAAGGGGTCCAGGGTTCAAATCCCTGTGGGATCACTATGTTGTGTGTACAGTAAAATTGAATTAATTGAAAGGAACTTTGTTGTGAAACACGGTTTCTTTTTTAAAAGTGAACCATAATTTCAATTTATTATATATAGACGAAAATTCACTGATGATTACCGACAATTAATGGTCGGATTTGCTATAATAGCATATATGCTATATAAGCAGGCTTAAACGTCTTTAAATAAGAGCCGAAATTGTTAAGTTTGTTTACTCTCCCATCAATTGGGGTGGGAGAGTTTTATTTAACAATATGAATTATTAACTTTTTAACAAACAAACAATATGAAAACAGTAAACATCGAGGAATTAACTCGTAAAATTAACGAGTTTATTCAGAAGAATCAAGGGAAATCATTCACTGGTACAGAACTTCTAGAAGTTTTGGGTGAATTAGGTTTTAATAAGAACGTGGCATATAAAATTGCTCGTTCAGCATTTCCATTTGAAAAGATGGGAATAAGCATCCTGTATGAGGTGCCAAAGAAACCAATTTATGTAGAGTTGATTAAGACCATGTATAAAAACGTGGCCGATGAACAAAGAAAAAGAAATCACAGAAAGAAGGTGAATATCGGCGAGGAAATTACCGAGAAAACTGCTCTTGATTTCTTGAATTCTCGTGGATATCAAATCCGTAAATGTATAGGATTTGACTTGGATCGATTTGCTAAGGAGAATCCTGTGTTGTATAAGAAATACTTAAAGTACGAAATTGTATGACACCAAAGGATGCAATCATGATAGCCAGGAAGTATAATCTTGAAGCTGAAGTTCGTCAAGAACTAGCTTCAGGATTAACTCCTGAAGAAGCACTTGAAGAATGGGATTTAGTATGAAAAAATTAAATGAACTTATTATATTCTTTCTAGATATCTGTTATTCTCTTAAAAACATTCATTTTATTAAAATGAATGAAGAATTACAAAATGAACAATTATTAGATCATATTAGAGCAATAAGAACTGTAATTAATATGCATTTAAATAATTTAGAGAAGGAATTATCTGAAGATAATAATAATATTGATTTAGATGGAATCTCATTATGAAAAAAGATATTCTGAAAGAAACTAAGAAACTAGATAAGTCTCTTCTTGAATCTACAGAAGAATTAACTGCAGAACAAGAAAGGGCTTTGTTCTATACACCTTAAAAAAAGATTAGCTCTGAGTTACCCTAAAAAGCACAGGGCATCCTAAGAGCACCCTAAGTTCTCACACACAACCGGTTAGTGTAGGTGAGTCTGTGGTGAAATCCAGATATAAGTATGCGTGCACAATGAAACTGGAGAACTAATCTTTTGGTAAACAACTATTCACATTCCTCTAAAGTTTGTAAGAATAGTAGAAGCTTGTTTCAACAATTACTTTTCAGCTTCATTTTAACAGGATATAGCATAACGGTAGTGTTTTCTCACATTAGAGAAGAGAAAGGTGTGTGTAAGATAGAAGTACAATATCTTCGGTTCGACTCCCACTGTCCTGACTAAAGCCAGATAGCTCAGATAATATAAGAGCGTTCATAAGAACAATTAGGTTCGTAAGAAAGGTCGTTGGTGTAAATCCAACTCTGGATACAAATATTTTGATTTTTCATAAATTAAAAATATATTGAAAAATAAAAAATATTTAAAATATGAAAAAAATAATTAAGTATTAGAATACTCCAGGACCTTTACGTCCTATGAGTTATGTAGAAGAATTTGAGCCTGAATGGAAAACAGCTTATAAAGAGCAAAAGAAAGCTGAAGATAAAGAATATAAATAGTTCATTAGTACTCCTTATTATAAAACACATCAAAAACCTACAAAAGAATAGTGGAAATAGATGAGGTAGAAAATATAGGATAAAGGAACTGTTTCCAAAAAGAAAGAAGTTTCGGCTCCAATATAGGCTGTAAATAACTATATAGGAGAACTTAAATATGATATGTCTCATGGTAATGTACCCAAAGGAAAATACACATGGCCTTTAGTAGCTTTAGCAACAACAGGAGTAGGATAGTTTTTAACAGCTCCAGTTACAACATTAGGAGGTGCTGCTGGAGGTTATTTAGGAGGAAAAGCATTTGATGCTGGATCAAATCTTATAACTGGTAAACCTTGGGCTGAAAATGTTAATAATTGGACTGGACTAGATAAAGATGCTGCAGAAATAACAAATTTGGGTACAATTTTAGGAGGTATTGGTTCTTATAAATATTTAAACAATGTTGGAAGAAGAGCTGTAGAAACAGCTATGAGAACTAGTGCTGGACAAGATGGAATAAAAAATAATATTATTGGATTAAAATCTTTGTATCACAATAAAGATCTGGATAGAGCTAAAGCTATTTCAAAATACATTTTAACAGGTAAAAAAACAGGTAGAAAAGGATATTATAATTCATTAGCAGAAACTGAAGGTGATGATATTTATTTTTATGATGGATTTGGTAATGATGGTAATGAATTTGGTAATGACCTAATTGATGCTTTTTTATATGGAAAAGAAATAGATCCCCAATATGGAATGACTTTAAAGTCAGTAGGAAAAGATTTTGGAACACATACAAATTATGTAGCAGAAAGATATCCAAGTAAAGCTAAAAATATTAAGGTATATCAAACTAAACCAGATAAAGTACAAAGAGATATTCAAGTAACTAGAACAAAAGGTGCTGAAGGAAGTATGGAAACTTCTACAGGACAATATTATGATGCTGGAGGACATTAGAAAATATATGGTGTTGATAATGCTGGAAATGAATATGTAAGGCATTAGGATATATGGAAATTTAATCCAGAAGACTATATGAAAAAATGGGCTCCAACTTTATCTTGGTGGGCAAAACCTATATATAAATACGGATTAAAAACAGTAGATGATTATGGTACTCCTGTAATAGCTAGAAGTTAGTGGACAGCATCAGGAAAATATTCCGATGAACCAAAAATAGTAAGTGACTTGAAAAAAATGTCATCTGAGGAATTAAATGCACTCATAAATAAAATTAAAAATATGAAACTAACAGAATAATTATATGATAGGAATTATTTTAATATCGTTATTTTTGGGAATGGTTTTGTTCGGAACTTTTGCTTTATTTCTCACTATGGATAAATGGAGCGAAGAAAGAACAAGTAGTAAATAACTTTTAAAAAATTAAATTAAAATGTTTATAATATATTCTATAGTATCTATTTTACTGTTTATTATATTATTTAAAGTGATTTGGGTAATCTGCTCTACTTTCAAACATGGAAATCTTGTTAAAGAAGAAAAAGAAATTGTTCGTAGAGCAAATTACCTCATTTCAAAGGTTGCTACATCACCAAAGCAATTAATGAATGTAATGCCCAGACAAATACCATCTCAGTTTCAGGGAGAATGGGCAATTTATTCATGCTCCATGACTTGTAAGGCACTCGCTAATATTGCAGCTTTATATCCTCAATACAATTTTAAAGAACAAATTGCTAAGATTATCAATATTGCAATGTCTAGAGAAATAAGAGAATATGATACTGAAAGATGGAATGAAGATCCGTTTATAGGATTAAATGGAAATGAAAGTCATCTCTCTTATTATAGTCATTTAGCATGGATGATTGGAGAATATAAGCTACTTTATAATGATCATAAGTTCGATACGCTTTATCATTCTCTTTGTGAGGCAATGCATAGAAGGATAAGTAATAGTCCAATACTTAACATTCCAACATATCCACATGAACATATTTATATTCCTGATATGCTTGTAGCTATTGTTGCGTTAAACATATATAGCAAGATTTATAATGGAAAATATCAAGATTTGGTACAAAAATGGATGGATGCTGCAAAAGGAGAATGGATGGATAAGGAAACAGGTCTGCTAGTATCGTTTATGAGTAATAGTGGTACAATAAGTTCCATAATAAAAGGATCATATTCTGCTTTGAATTGTTATTACCTGTCATTGATAAATATTGAGTTTGCGAAACAACAATTCCAAATTCTAAAGAAGTATTTTAAACAGACAATTCCTTTTATTACTGGCATAAAAGAATATCACTCAGAGAAATGTCTATTTGGATTTGATATTGATGCTGGACCAATTATTTTTGGATTTAGTCCATCTGGTACAGCTTTTTCTTTAGGTGCTGCTACAATGTGTAATGATTCTAAATTCCGTAAGCAATTACTTAGAACTGCTGAAATAGCATGTAGCACAATTTCTTATAAAGGAAAGTCTCATTATCTTCTTGCTAATATCGCTCTTGTTGGAGAAGCTATTATGTTAGCTATGAGAACAAGTAAAAAGTAATTTATGAAATACGAACAACAAATTAATAGATTCCTCTTCGGACAAATGAGTTCTGAGGAGGAATCTTCGTTTTTACAGGAATGTAAAACAAATAAAGAACTTAGAGAAGAAGCACAAATGACTGCTCTTCTAGTAAAAGCTCTAAATAAACAAACTTAAAACAATATGAATTATGTGTTTACATTCAACATGTCCAACCTGTGGTAAAGAAATTGGAAAGTCCTGGTCAGATGAACATTCCATGAAAGAAAAAGGAGAATGTTTTGAATGTTCTCTTTGGCGTGAAAGATTATCTCTTGTAGGTAATCCAGATGTAGCAATCATTGATGGTACTTTATATACTATTGGTGATGAAAATGACCCATCTCCATTTAGAGGATTTGGTGGTAATAAATTTGTCATTAATTTTAAAGATGGAAGACAAGTTGTTACTACAAATCTTTGGTGTGGTGGAGAAATCTCTGAACATTGGAAACCTCAATTTCCAGATAATGCCGATTTTGATTGGCAATGGAGAAATGATTACTTAATTCCTAAATAATATGAAAGAATATACAATTAATATGCGTAAAGATGGTTCTGCTGTCATTGCTAAAGACTATTGGAATCCAGATAAGTCTTTTAAAGCAATAAATAAGAAACCATATTTATTTGAAGTCGGTATGAAAGTAGTTGACATTTACAGTAATGTTGTTACTATTACTAATGTCAATAAATATCCTTCTGTTGATGGAAAAGCTCCTCAATGGACTCTTAATGTAGAAGAAAACGGCAATACATATGTTTATTATGAAATTGCAGGAATCTTTGTTAAAGAATTAAGTAAAGAACAAACAGAATTATTATTAAAATAAAAAAGATAAATTTAAACCACGATGCACAAATCGCTGTATCGTGGTTCTTTTGTGGATATGCTTTTATACTCCTACTCTTTGTATTAGGAGTAATGTCCAACCATATAAAAATAATCTAAAAAATGACAAAATCTGAAACAAAATTCGTTTGCGATTTAATATCGCTAGTGGGTGATGCTGTAGCTACTGGAACTATTCCAGAAGCTGAAGACTATTTAGTAGGAAGGTATGCAGGAGTGGATGATCCTATTCTTGAACATACTTATAACGTATTATCAAACATTAACAAAAAGCTGATAGGAGCAGCAAATTAAAAACAAACAAACAATATGAATGACAATGTTGTTCTGGAATGGACAATCATTCCTTCCGGTAAATAATCCGGGTCTGCAGATAGGTGTTCTAGTGTAGGGGAAAGTCCTTATAAATTATAGTCCTACGAAAAACAGAGAGAAGTAATAAGCTTAGCTAACTTTTGAAAATCTCTGGAACAGGTTTGGGTCCAATGAGGGTTTACTGTTCATTTTTAACAATTTTTTACAATTATTCACAAATATTTGCTATGGAATCAGAAATTGAAGCATATATTAAACGTGCGATTGTTGATATAGCAAGAAAGTGTAATGTAAAGGACATTATAGTAATCAAAACAATTAAACAAATTTTAACAATATGAAGTGAATCGCATTAGAATTAAGAAAGCTATAAAAATTGCTCAATCTGAGGATTATTTTAGCTATCGAATCTCTAGAATAGAAGAACTTAAGAGGAATCATGAAGAAAATAAAGAATTTTTTAAAGAAGTTCTTAGTCGTCCTGTAAAAGTTACTTCTAATTGTATAGTATCAATTCTTGGAACATTAATTAAAGTTCCTACAGAAGTTGCGAATAAAGCTAAATATGTGATACTAAGATATATATAACAAACTTAAAAAATTAAACAAAATGGCAAAGATTAATTTTACAAAGGAGCATGAAACAAAGCTTGATGCTTTGGCAGTTAAGATGCTTAAAGAAAACGGTATTGTCCGTACATCAATGGGACAAGCTCTTAACATAGTTGAATTGATGCATACTACATCAATCAATACCCTCAATACAATAAAAACGAATTTGGCTAAACAAATTCAGAAAAAAGAGGAAGGTGACGAATGGATTGAAACCGATACTTCTACTCTTGATAAAATGAAGGAAACCAAAGATTTGGTAAACCTGATTATCGGTTGGAAGCGTTATAACATGGAAGTTGCCGAGAATAAGGCTAAGAAAGCTGAGCTCACCAAACAACTTGCTGAACTTAAGGAATCTACTAAGACTCCTGAGGACCGTATTAAGGAGATGGAGGCTGCTCTGGCTGAGCTTGAAGAGTTCTAAGACAAATCTGAGGGAAAAGTTAGGCGAGGAAGAGGCTGTACTAGATTCTAGATATTTGAGTACGTGTAAGATTTGTTTTTAATATAAGAGTGAAGCTTGATACCGGGTCGAACATCGGTTCGTGAAGTAGAGATAAAACCGCTCGAAGCCACTCTTTTTATTTTACTTACAAACTTAAACAATTAAAAAATAAAAATGATACAAGTAGAATTTAATAAGAAAAATGAAAACCAATTTTATGGTTTGAGAAATTGTCTGAAGTTGCTTCAAGCATCAACAGACAGTTCAATTAGTATGTATCTAGTAGAGGATGCATGGAATGAGGTAAAGAACTCTAAGGAAAATAGAGAGCTTTTCTACTCAATTCTATTCTCTATTGGTGATATTACTAATAGACAACACAATATTTTCAAAGGTAAGAAAAAGGATAGTGGTGGTGCCGCTAATCGTGAATTCTTCTACGAGATTGTTCGCTGGCTTTGGAAGAACAACAAGGAGCAGTTCATTAAGTTCCTGAATGCCCAACTCTTTAATGAATATGCTTGTTTCGATGTTCTGTTGAAGAACAGAGTACAAACTAAGGGTAATAAGGTGCTTCATGTGTTCAAGGCATTTGAAGATAAGAAGTATCGTAAAGCTTTGCTCGATTACACTTATGCAGTAATTAATGGTACTAATCCATTCAACAAGCTCTTGATTGCTAAGTTCTTGACTATTCCTCGTACTTCTAAGAGAAAGGGGCATAAGAAAATGTTGCCTGAAACCAAGGAAGTTATGAAGGAAAAGTTGAGCTTCTTGATTGACCTTTCTAAAATGATGGGTTGGGAAACAGAATATTTGAAAGGTTATCGTGAATGGCGTAAGCAGTACAATGGTGACTTGGAAAGTGTAATGTTTACCACTGGCAAGATTAACGAATTTGCTAAGGATGAATTCCTGGCATGGTTTGATAAACTTCCAGCACAGGCTCGTTTCCGTGTGAAGAATCGTGTTCTTTACTCTGAGAAGGAGATAGATCGTGCTGATGGTGGTAAGGCTTCTGTATACAAGTGGGAGAAACTCCAACCTTGGATTAAGAAGTGGGAAACTTATAAGGAGAATAAGCAACAAGAGCAGCGTGTTCTCGAAGAGAAAGTACGTCAAGGTCAGGCTAGTGAGGAGGATAAGATTAAGCTGGAGAAGGTAAAGAAGGAAGCTAAGGTTACTATAGGAGCAACCAACTTTACTGAGCTTTATAACCAGATTTGTTGTGGTACTATTGATGAATTGAAGATAGAGTCCTTTATGAATAAGGTTAATCTTCCTTACAATTCATTAACTATCATTGATAGTTCTGGTTCTATGAATGGTACTCCATTCAAGTTTGCTGCATTCATTTCTGCAGTTTGTATGATTAAGAATCCAGATGATGATGCTCGTAATCTCATTGGTATGTTTGATGGAGAATCCAGATTCTTCTCTTATATTGATTCTCAGTCTACAACTAAGAATTCTATTCTTAGAAGTACAGTAGCTAAGACTAAGGCTCAACCATTTGTTGATCCAAAGCTTAGTTTTCTTGAAAACTACAGAAGAATCACAAACTTCCTTCAGAGTAAGTTCAATGGCTGGAACACTGATATCTCTTGTATTCCTGAGGGACTCAATCAGGCTTGTCATGCACAT